TAGGTCAAGCGTCTTTGCGCCTTGCATATGGATGGCTACACAGTGCTTTGCGCAGGATGTATGCCGGACAGGACGGAAGGGTTTCCATCGACGAGGCAATGATAAAGGAGGCCGTAAAATGAGAAGGCCAGTCATTCGATGCTCCTCCCTCTCCCGTGCGCTTACCTGTCACGGAAGCCTTACCACGGTCCCGATGGTCGATCCACGCGACGGGGACGAGAACTACGAAGGCTCAACCGTCCACCTACAGATCGCTCGTACCCTCGTCGATTTCATGGGTGCCTACGCCCCCGACGAAGGACTACCCAAGACACCCGAAGGCGTACCCGCAGACTACGTTCTCCCCAAGCAATCGGAATGGATGGTTAACTTCTTTGTCGCATGGGCCAAGGAGACGATACCGGACGACTGGAGCCTACAGGTTGAGTGTTCCGCGCTCCATGAGTTCGCCCGCTTTATCCTGTCCGGCCATCTCGATCTGCTTGCCATCTCACAGGACTGCAAGCGAGCGATAGGAGCAGACTGGAAGACCGTTTACAACGCAGTGCCCGAAGCCAAGTACAACAATCAGGTGCTCGGCTACATCGTGCTCATGTTCCTGATCTACTCCACGCTCGAAGAGATCACGTTCTACATCATACAGCCCCGCATAAACGAAGAAGATGCAGAGCGTGTATCTTGGGTCACTCTAAACCGGGAAGAGTTGGTAAAGGCCGTCGCTTATCTTGAAGCAGAGATAAACGCAGCACTTGATGACCCGATGACCGTGAACAATGGGCCGCACTGCACCAAGAGCTTTTGTCCGTTTGCAACCCAATGCGCAGCCATTAAAGAAGAACTACAACACATGAAAGTCACATACACTCCCGAAATGCTGGCACGGATCAAGGCCGTACCGGATGACGAAACCTTGGCCTCTCTTGTCGTATCCGCGAAGACCGTAGAGCGCGTTATTAAGGACTCATCGGAGATGATAAAGGACCGGCTGGAGAAGGTGGGTCGTATCAACTCCAAGGAAGGCACGACACTCACGCTTGAGATCCGCAAGGGCCGATGGAGTCTGAACGAGGGGCAGGAAGTCCCGATGTTCCAAGCTGCCAAGGCCACGCTGCCAGAGGAGCGCATTGCGAAGTGCGTGACCTTCTCCAAGGGCAGTCTTGAGGAAGAGATGGCCGATGCGCTGAACATACCCAAGGGAGGAAAATCCTCCGTCACCGCAGAGAAGTTGTTCTTGGAAAAGTTTGCGACGTACTATACACAGGGCACTAGCAGAGTGCTGAAATTCGGATGAGTTATTACTGCACGACATGCGCATTATCGGTATAGACCCCGGCACAGAGAAAAGCGCCTACGTCATTTGGGATGGCACTGCCGTTCATGGAAATGGAATCGTTCCGAATGAGCAGATCGTCGAAATTCTGGAAACAGCCAAGGACTCTCCAACCGTTGCCGTCGAGCACATGGAATGTCACGGCATGGCGGTCGGGAAGGAGACGTTTGAGACCGCGTATTGGATCGGGGAGTTTCGCCTTGCCTGCAAGTACATGGGGCACCCCTGGGTAATCGTTATGCGTTCCCAAGAGAAAATGCACCTTTGCCAGAGTCCACGCGCCAAGGACGGGAATGTGCGCCAAGCACTGATCGACAAGATCGGCCCGGTCGGGGTAAAGGCATCCCAAGGGCCACTCTACGGAATCTCTTCGCACTGTTGGCAAGCACTTGCGGTCGCTGTGGTCGCCTACGACCGGCTGAATGTGGCAAAGGAAGCTGAATTCACGCTTCCCTAGGCGTACCTGCGCTGCGTGTGTTGCATAAACAACGCCTGCGCACGTGCTGCGGTAATGTTGGCTACATTCACATAGCCCTTACCCTCCAAGAATTTCATCATCTTTGGCGAGCAGAGCCCCTGCTTTTTGCGGTTCATCGCCCAGTCTATCAACTTGGTCGCATTCCCCCGAGTGGTGATCTTGTCCGTGTTGAACCCCATGTTCGTTAGAGATTTGATCTGGGCATCCTCAGGGGGTAGGTGTTCCCATCCCTCAGTTGGTTCATAATCCTGCAACCCCGTATCGAACGCGAGCGGATCGATCATCCTCTCTTTCCTGTGCGCGTGCTTTGCTGCCTCCCGAGCCAAGGACTTCAACAGGTCAACGTCTGCCTCGTCTGCTGATTGTAAAAGATCGGGGTTCGCGTTTTTCAGCATCTCCTCTCTTTGCCCAGGCTTGTGAGCCACCAAATCCACGGGCTTTACAAGGCTCAGTCGGTCGGACAGCCACAAAGGGTCAAGGATCAGGAGATCGGGCTTGGAGCTTGAAGCAATGGCCCTTCTCCTGGCCTCCGCAGTGTCTATTCCGTCCACGAGTCCGGCCAAGGGGCGGGTTCCGCGCCCGTAAGCCTGCACCATGAGGCGTCGGATCTTGGTCGGACGCCAAAGCGACACACATGAAATCGCCTCGTCGTCAAAACCGAGCACGAGCAGCATGGCGTTAAACATGATTTGCGGAGTGCCCGCTCGAAAGTCCTTGATCTTCTTAACTCGGTCGGGGCATTCGCCTGAAACGAAGCCTGCGGAGTATCCCATGCGCGTGCAGCACTCTGCCGCCATCTTCGCAATCCTGATCGAGGGGACGAAAACGACCGTTTTGCGATTTCCGCACTCCTTGACGAGGATCTTACACAGAAGTTCGATGAACGGCTCGATGCGATGCGACACCTCGGCAAGGTCAAGGTCTGCGCCTTCTGAGCTGCGAGAGATTTTAACCCCGTTCAGGTCTATTGGAACCGGCATCTGTTTTACAATCGGGCGCACAAGCCAACCGTCACGGCATCCGTCGCGCAGATTATATTCGAATGCGCAGTGCTGGTAAAACTCGCCCAAGTCGCGCTTTCCTACCTTGTCCGGTGTAGCTGTAACGCCAAGCACGCGAGCATCAAAGTAGTTAATAACACGTAACCAGCTAGGGCTTAGTGATAAGTGGCACTCGTCGCAGATAATAAGCGAGAAATGATCCTTGGAAAATAATGCCAATCTAGCAGGCTTTGAAATCGACTGGATCGACGCCACAACGACCGGGGCGAACATGCTTGCGTGATGTTCCGCCTTCTCAAGGTCGGAGTCGAGCCCGGTGGAACGCTTGAGCTTATCCGCAGCCTGGACAAGAAGCTCGTCGGAGTGGGCAAGGATTAGAACCTTTTGACCTATCTTAACCTCGCTCTTAACTGTTGCTAGTGCTTCTCCTGCAAATACTACAGTTTTCCCCAAACCCGTAGCTAGAACTAATAGTTGACGTTTATATTGCGCCCAACCCGCTTCGATAGCCTTGAGTGCCTTGACCTGATAATCCCGATACTTCCACGGCGCATCCTCGCGCAACTCTGGAAGTTCGGGGCAAATTAGGTCTAACTCTTCCATGTTACGCCCCCTCTTCCCACCTAGGAATAGGGACTTCCTCATGCAAAGTTACCCCGTCGATAGTCGTTTCAACCTTTTCAAATAGGTCGCAGTTATCCGCAAACTCGGGGTGCATTCCTGCGACATAGCACCATAGATCGGTGCTCATTTCAAGATAGTGCGTAGGGGAAACTGTAATCTCGGGAAGTCCATCGGATCGTAGTATGGCATTAGCTCCCATCATTAAAGATACCCCAACAGGGACCATCATGGGCCGATAATTCTGCTCACGCTTCTTCCATTTGTTGCGGATGCGCTTTTTCTTGGATCGGGGGAATCGGTACTGCTGTACCCGGTCAACAATGACGACATGATAACGCATATCAATCCCTCTGCCACCACTGATGCTTATCGGGTAGATCGGGGCACTTGGCTGGCTCTGCCTTCCTGCGCAGGCTCCCCAGCATCCGGCACGCCTCGGGATATGTTCGCGCCTGATGCGAATCCAAGAACCACTGCGTTTTCGCATCAACACCCATGCGCTGCCAGTTGGGATGCAATCGGATGTGATGGTTTATTTCAGGCATGTGGCGGGAAAGTGGCGGAACACTGTAATTCTTTCGGGCTAAACCGACCTTTCGTTCTGTTCGGTGTTAGCGATAGCCCATCGGCATACATGCCGCTGCCATCATCCCAATGATTGCAGCCTTGTTTCGACGGCGTACGCCGTGCGTTGTGCGCTCGCGTTGTGCTTTCGCTGCGCGGTTGATCTGGTCACGCACAAGCGCCTCGGCTTTGCGTTGTTCAAAAGTGCCTCTGCGTTTTGCTTGGCCCATAGTTTAGATCTCCCGTTTCGTTCTCAGTTAAGCAGTGTTTCTTTGTTCCCTGTGTTTAATCCAGAAAGCACAAGGAAAAGAAACTTGGGGCCAGTCGGGCCGGAGTCGTCTGCGCCCTGGATCCTGCGGTACTTCCCCTTATTGACAGGGATGATGTTTGCGTTCTCAGCCTCCGAGAAGGTGGACAGGTCGATTGCCACGTCGGCATCGCCGCGCTTCTGTTGGAGGAGTTTGCCCGTGAGGGAGTGGAGTTCTTTTACGGTCATGTTATTTTTGCCGCTGTCAGGGGCCGCGTGCTTCGCCCTTTTCGTCCAGGACTACGGGAACCAAGGGAAGTCCGCATACGGAGTCTCTCACTTAGGTTCCTCGGTTGGTTTTGGGTCGCAGTCGTCACAGATTACGGCGTTGGTACCAGTGGTGTCGGTGCAGGCTGTGCAGCACTCTTTGCCGCAGACCTCACAGCGGTAAATTTGCTCACCCTCCAGGAGCACGCGCTGGCACGAAGGGCATTTGGTTTCGATTTCAGGGGTTATTGCCATGGTCGTAAAGATAGCTGCGCACTGTTTCGTTCTATGAGGGCTGTTCATCAGCCCACTTGCGGGCTTTGGCTACGGCTTCTGTTCTCGATGCTGAGTCAGCCACTACAAAGCTGAATTGCTTCGCGATGCTGCTCTTCCTGCGCAGCTGTATAGTGCTGGTTTTGTTGCAGCCCTTTCCAGCTTTCCCACCACTGGTCGGGATGTGTACCTCAAAGCCTTTGTATTCGGTAAGCTTCATGGGTGAAATATCCTTTCGTTCAGGTGTTGGACTCTGGCACCAGTTCATCGGGGCAATGCCACACAAACACGGTGCCATCGGTGTGCGTGATCTTCTTGGGAGCAATGGCTTCGAGTTTCATTACTCGCTTAATCAACTCTTCCTTTTGAGCGGCAAGGGACACAACGCAGTCCTCCACGCTTCCACCCCTATTGATGATTTCGCGCACCGTGACATCGGTATTGATGACTCTTTGGAATGAGTTGGTCATGGGGTTCCTTTCGTTCAGGAGTTGAGCCGGTGCCAGACCATGCACGCGGGGCATGCATCTGGATCGTCGGCTGGCTTTCCTCCGCACGTGCAGGAGGAATTTACCGCGTTAAATAGTTTCAAAGCGTAGGCGTTCGGAGCAGGCACAATCTCCACTTGTTCAAACATCGGTAGCTGGTCGATTTTTGCGACCTCTGATGGATCAAGCTGCACAATGGCGCGGCATAACCCCGTTTCATCTTCACCGACTCTTATCAGTTTCCCGGTAAGGTTCATAGTTTGTTCAGAAGGCGATGGACTACATTGGCGGCGGTGATAGTATCCACACCGTGCAGGCCGATTAGCCGTGCGTGCCACGACCTGTGGTCTGCCCAGTCGGTTCGGTGGGACATGCTGTAATCGTCGGCATCGACGCGCCCACGCTTAACCGAGAGCCCGGTCGAGCGGATTACAGCGTTAGAAACGCGACGGCTGCGTTGTTTATTCGAGTTCATGGTTTCGTCAGGGCTTCTAAACGGTCTCCGAAAGCTCCGCGAGTTCTCCTAAGATTTTCTCAAATTCGGGAAATAGCATCCCAATAAAAAACGCTCGGATTGGTCCGGGGCGCTTGGCTAGGTTAAGGATTCGGGTAAGAATTTCGATTTGCTTGGTTTTCATGGTTTTAATGACTCCGCGCATCCAGATCGGGCCGGATGTGTTGACGCATAATCTGTAGTTATCGGCTGAGACGCAGGCTAGTGAAAACGATGCGTATTTCAGGTCCATGTTCGTTCACTTCGGTTCTTCGGGTTTAACCACTGGAATGCTGTCCCAGCATTCATCACAAACAGAGAAGACAGTACCGCCTTCGGACTTGGTGCGCATCTTCCCGCATTTGATGCATGGATAAATTCGAGGTTCGTCGGCGGGCGGCAACGGAGGGACGTGGATACCCACGCAGAATCCTAGCGCGAGAAGCTTGGGTGTTGAGAGTGAAGTTTTCACCCTTCCTCCGCATATCGCAAGGCTGCTTCGCATTCGATATTTGAAATGGTTTCATCGTCTAGCTTAGGCAGAATGTCTTCCCCTTGTTCCGTTGTAACTGAGAACAGAGTAGGCCACATTCCAATGCCCATGTCGATCATTCGATACTTCACTTCGCAGTCGATCTGTTCCTGCGTTACAGGATGGACTACTTCGGCGCTGAAATTGTGGATTGTCATGGAATCATTGCGTCCTCAGTCCCCAACCGTTCCCCGTAGTTCTGCAATCTCTGCGGCGTGGTAAATGTTGGCTATTCTCTGCGCGTAGGAGCAAGGATCGTGCTTCCTGATGGCAATCTTTCCGCCCTCCAGCCCCAAGAGCCAACACGCTCCGAGATTGTACGCAGAAGGCTCAATCCCAGTTCGTTCTAAGCCCGAAATCAGCCATTTTAGATGCACCTTGGCGCAGAGCATGGCAAAGCAGCGTTCTTGCCTGTTTAGGCGGTAGGGAATCGTCATGCAATGCTGCTCCCATACCGTTCTTGAAACGTCGTAGGCTCCGAGCGCGGTATGCTCTGCCTGCGCCACTTCTCGGACGGATTCTAAAAACCTATCCGCGTCTATCTGCGGGGCGTGATGCACGGCCACTAATAGAAGCAGCGAAGAAGTGATAATAGGAATCATAGCGATACCGGGTTGAATTTGGTAGCTTTACAGTGTTCACACATCATGTCAACAATTTGTCCAGGCTTGGCGCTAGATTGTATTGCCTGCAAGTCCTGAGTCCATTTCTCAATCTGAGATTGAGTCTCAGTATCAATAGAGATGGACTGCGCAACTCGTAGGCTTTTACCTTGCATCGGTCGGCCCTTCTTGGGGTGTTTGCGGCGTTTTGTCATGGGCTTTATTCCTTGTTCTCTTCGGTTTCGGTATCGTCAGCGAACTTTTCCAGCTTCGCCTTCATGTCGTTTTCCTTCTCCACGTCTTCGGCCCACAGATCGGTGTCTCTGAGCCCATAGACGGCATCTTTGACAAGCTTTGCGAGCGCCTTTGGCTCGATTGCGTCCAGTTCCCAAGACGAAGGGCCAAACTCAAGGATATAGCCCTTGGCCCGTGAATCTGTGAGCTTGGCCGGGTTCTTTGGTGGGCGCAGCTTTTTGATTTGGTCAAAGTTGAGCGCCACACGTTCCACGCCAAGCGCCCCACCGTCAAAGCCTCCGAAAAGGGAAAGCCTTTCCCTGATGTCTCGGGTCATGTCGATTCCGCTCGGGTCGTGGTCGCCCAGGTAAATTATAAACACGTCTTTCCCCTCGTCTTTGCGATCTGCAAGGCGCTTGCCCGCTTCGTAAAGTGCCGAGGATGAAGAATAGCCCTTGTTGGCCGTGAATGAAATGTCGAGTCCCCGACAAACTGGAATCAGCACGCCCTCAAGCGCCTGCTTCTCCACCATCACCTCTACGTAGTTCGGCTGACGCGCCCACTTGTCGATTGCAAAGGACTGCGCAGCACTGCGCACGATGTCAGCGGGTGAATCCCAGTGCGACACGCCGACGCGCACGCGCCCTCTGTCCTCAATCATTTCCCAATCGACAAGACCTGCCAAGCGTGCATCGCTTACTAGATTTCCAATATTCTTATAGCTGCGCTCCGTGTTCTCGACGACGTTGGCCGCTACGAGTTGGTAATAAAGCTGACGTAGTGAAAGACGATAGCCTTGGCTTTCATAGGTCACTAGGATCGAGTTAATTTTTTCGATCAGGTCCAAGCTTTTCGAACCGAAGTTTTTTGTGATGAATTCTTCTTTCATGGGTGTTGGTGTTTGACTGCAAGGCGCAGCTTGGAGCCCTGGACAAGGGCTCGGGATGCGTCACGCAGTTAATAGTTCGCTTGGGCATTTTGACCCGTACTTTTTGCATAGATACACAAGCCCGCTTTTATCGCAGGCCATGACGGAAAGTTCTTTGTGTTTCCGGCAAATCTCATTTGCCTCTGCATCGCTGCGAGCAATCGCCTCGACGCGAAAGATTTTCCTCATGGAAGCGACGTAAACTTGCATCTCAGGATTGTCTAGCTTGAGCATAGGCCGGATGGCGTTTTTATGGGCATTTGATATGGCTGCACGCGCATCCGTAAGCCACGCGGAGAGAACCGGATTCCCTTCACGGTTTAGGATTTCTACGCGGGCAATAGCCGTTTCAAGAAGTTCAAGGATTTCGGCGTGGTTCGTTTCCATATTCTGTTCTCCTGGTTAAGTTGGGGCGAATGTTACGCGCAAACGCTTAGGCCGCGTGTGTAGTATTGGGCTATCGGCAAGGTCTCTCCGGTCTGCTTATCCGTCAGGTCTGCACGAGTGCAAAGGCTTAACATGCAGCCGCGACAATCGCCCTGGGAGTAGGCAAAAACGAAGTCTTGCGCGTTCTGCTGCATGAAATCAGTCGGGCTTTCCCTGTGATTCCTTGCGTCAACGATAGCTTTTAGCCTGCGCAGTGCTCCCTTCTCGCGGTCTGCAACAGGATAGCGCTTTGGCTTTCCTTCTCCGTGATAGACGTTAAACGGTTTCCCCTCTATTTCATACTCGCGCTGTTGAAGCTTTGCGAGAATCTGAATCGCTTCATCCGGGAAAACATTAGGATTCACATCCTGCTTTAGGTGTGCCGGAAGGTGTTTTATGGTTGCTGCAAATCTTCCATTGTAATCCAGTGCAACAACGCGCAGGCCGTCTGAAAAATCGGGGTCGTGCCAGATAGCAAGCTTTCGCGGCTCTGCGCGTTCAATAGCCCAATCGCTACCGTCTCCGCATTCACGTTCAGCCCAACGCTGCAAGGTCATTTCGATCCTGCGAAGACTCACCGCCTCGTCATAGGTGAAACCCATGTTTTGCAGGCGTGAGAATAACTTGAACTTGGCTTTTTGTGTGCTCATTTTGATTATCGTTTTGAGTCTGATCCGACTATGTTTTTGTTTATGTGCTGACAAAATTGGCTCTGCACTGCCGCCCCTTGCGAGGAGGCAGGACTAAGACAACTTACCGCGACCCCGACCGCGACCACGACCACGACCCCGACCACGACCACGACCGCGACCCCGACCGCGACCCCGACCGCGACCCCGACCCCGACCGCGACCCCGACCGCGACCCCGACCGCGACCCCGACCGCGACCACGACCACGACCACGACCACGAATCCTCAAGCCCGATGCGGGCAACAGTGGGGTTCATTTTTGTGAGCGTTGGAGCGTTGGAATTTTAACCGCGTCGATGATTGCAGCGCGGTTGACAATCACTTGACCGTCCGGGAATGGCTCAACCTCCGAAAAGTTGCAGGACTTGAGCGCGTCGGAAAACCGGCCCGTGTCGGCAATCCAAGCCGCATCTTCAAGGATGATTTCCTTGTCAGTCACAGCAACGATCCGGCCCGTGTCAATCATGGATACTGTTCGGATTAGATAAGGTTGCCCGATCTTGTAGGGATGAGAGCACGCCGAAACGATTGGCAAATTCCCTTGCGTGAAAAGAGCCGCGATTCCCCGCGCCTCTGCTATGGTGAGACTGTCGATTTTTGAACTCATGTTATTTATTGGTTACTGCCTGAAAAAGTGTCCTGCTCCTGCGCCTGCTTCGCAGCCCATGCGCCGAAGCCGTCTGCGATGATTTCCGCCATTGCCATCTCTACCCGCGCCCGGCCTTCCACGCTCTGCATTGGGTCACTGCCCATCTTTTCCCCGATGTACCATGCAGTGTCGTCGCGCAGCTTTTCGAGGAGGGCAATCTGGCGCTTATTGTGTTCTTCTAGTGATGACATGGGGGGATGGGGTAAAGTGTTCGGCGTTCGCCTTAACTGAACCGAGTGTTGAGTGTTAAACCACCGTGATGCAGCCCCATATCGTCAGAACGACGCAGAGGGCGAAAACGCAGAGCATGAAGAGGAGGACGCGATCCGTGCGGGGGTTGTATGGTGTTGTCATGTGTTATTTCGAGCTGGCAGACAAGTTTGCTCTCAATTCCATCCAAGGCATCCGCAGTAATAGTTATCGGTCGCCTTGTCTGGAGTGTGAGCGAAGAAAGCGAGATCCGATGACGAATCGGCCAAGCTTGAACAGTAGCAGCATTTAGCCTTTCTCCCGCTTAAATCGGGCTGCGCCTCTGCGATTTCATACGCTCCAGGGACGATGCCTGCGCAAATAACGCAGCACGGCTTACCCTCGGTAGTAGCGTTTGCGGCATGACCGCATTTCATCATAGGTTTCATGTCCGGCCCTCCGCTTTGGCGATGGCTGCGCGTGCTTCCGCCGTGTTCCTCGCACAATTCGACCGCGTTCAATCGGCAAATAACAGAGCGCAAATCCTGACTGACCGTTTCCACGGTAAAATGGTCATTGCTTAAATCCGTGCGCACAAGCCACGGCCCCGGCGTGTGCTGCGATCCAATGGCGTTACTTATTGCCATTTTGTGCGTCGGGTAATCCCTCCGCGCTGCCTCTTTGCGAGCAAATTGCAGGGAGGGCTGGCCTACTCGCTCGCGGATGGTGCAGATCGGCAAATCAACCATGCACGCATTGTCATTGATGAGGTAAGGATCTGACTCATTCCACTGGTAAAGGTCTTCCCTAGTCGGCACCTCGTTGTCACTGAGTAACCGGTATCCGGCGGGTATGTCGTTTTTCATGGTGGATTATCTTTTGACTGGGGCCATTCCCATTTTTGTCATTTCCTGAATCCAGTTTTTCAGTTCTGGATCTTGGAGTGCAGAAATAAGTGCTTGCTTGTCGTAATCATGGCCGGAAGGGGAAAGCATTTCCTCTGCATGGACTACGACGCTGGCAACCTTGCATAAAAGACTAGGTGATGGTTTGAGCGGGTTCATGGGGTTAAAATGGACATTCTTTCATGGACAGTAGCAAAGCCTTGGCCTTGCGTGCGAGCTGACAACTAGAGCAAAGGCATTCACCCCGCTCATCTGCTTTATGTTCGCCCCTTGGGATCATCTTTACGCACTCTAAAAGCGCCTCATAATGATCCTGCTTTTGAAGCAGCTCATTGTTTACAACTGTCAAGAGCCTAGGAAGCGATGCAATCGCATCAGCCCGCGAGCCGTCTGCTTCGCCCCAGGGGATGTTTGCGACGGTCTTGCCGTTCGCATCTACTACCTTGACGTAGCGCCCATAAGATCCATCCGCGGGATGCCAGGGGGCGGGGAATGCGGTTAGCGGTGAATTCATGAGGATGAAAGGCTAAGTGATTTTAGAAATGATTCTGCCGCGCTCCTAGCTTCTTGCTCGGCATTTGCTCCGGTCCTGATAAATGGAACCCATCCATTGCGACCATTAACCAGGAATTGAGATTGATTCCTGTCGTGATAGGGTCCGCGAATTGTTCCGACCGGGAACGGCTTCCATTCTGTTTTTTCTGTAGGCTTCATAAGATTAAAGTTTAATTGTTTCGACTCATCGCAGCCCTACGCACTTGCAAGGGCTGAGGGAATAGAGGCTAGGGGATTACTCGCTGCCTGCGTAGAATGCCTCCCGATAGTTTCCGCGTGAATCTCGGTTATACCCGCCGCCCGCATAGTTCATATCCGCGCTTCGATCTGCCGGACGTTCTTGGAACAGAGCCTTTGAGCGATGACGGCGAGCCCGTGCCGCTTCGCGCTCGTTACGCTTGAAGCACGTAAGCTCAAGTGTAGCCATTTCCCTAGCCTGCGCCTCGCTGGGGGCATTACAGCATACGGCGGTAAAGGATTCGTCGCCTATGGTTGCAATCACCGTTGCGTCGTAGCCGCGCTCACGGTTCGGGGTTACTTCGATCTCTGATAGGTGAGTTTTCATGTGGATTAGGGGTAGAAATGGCCGAGCAGGCCGTGATTGGTTTGCGTGGAAAGGCCCGAGTATGTTGCAGACAGTAGCACTGCGATGCGGCACGCCTTCGGTGGATGCGCCCAAGGACATTCGATGACGGATTTACGATACTTCCCCTCGATAATGTCGGCAAAGGCTTCCAGTGAGAACAGGTGATTTCCTGATACCCTGTATCCGATAGACTCGGCACTGCGCCGAAGGATCAACCGCCTTATGCGCCGAGTGTCCAGAGCGGGGGAATTGATGTCCGGCCGGGGGAGAATTTCTGGCGGAAGATTGTTTTTCATGGCTTGGTTTCCTGCGTTTTCAGAGGGGATTCCCTCTTTCTTTCCACACATTAAGTCAACAATCCACCGAGTCAACTACTTTCCTGTAATTAATTCGATCTCTTACGTAAGTCTCTCATCCCTATACTTTCCTGTAGGAAAATAATAGCATGAGAAATAAACATTACCTTGTAGGAATATCACTCAGTATCAACGAGTATCACGTGATACTGATTTAGATCCAACTCTTCATCATCAACACTTTAATCAGTATCACTGTATCCATCATTTTAATACATTTGATAATGCCTTACTTATGTAAGTCGTTGATACTCCTAACGTATGTATTCATTCAAAAATGCGCTCTCCAAGCCCCGGCGCAACGCGCCCTCCGGGCTTGCGCCTTGAGCGCATTTGGATTATACATACTTGTGACTCGAAATTCAAGGGTATATTTACGTACCAATTGTAAAAAATAGTCAGAACGAAAGACAACTTACGGAGTTGACTAAGGGGATAAGAGACTCGTAAAAACAGGTATGGTCTCTCACGCGCGCATAACTGACGGAACAGATAATAAAAAACCCTCGATGGGTGCGCTGGTCATCGAGAGCCTCATGGAAGATCCTGAGTTTATTCCGTTGATGAAAGCAGCTATCAAGGAAGGACTTACGGCTAAATTCAAGACCGTTCCGGATATGCGGGTACGCCTGGAAGCTTTCAAGCTCGCTATGGCATACGGTGAAGGTCTTCCACTCCAACGCATTATGCAAGCTTACGTCGTGAATAATTCGACGGATATGGTGAAAGCATTACAGGAATCTCCCGCCCTGGCTGAGTCGGTCAAGCGGGCCATCGCCAACGCCGAGTACATCAAAAGAGATCGACGTTCGAAAGAGCCCGAGCCTGTTTTCGATGCTGAGTTCACAGTTCCGGGAGCGTGAAATCTAAGCTCTTAGGCTTCTTTCCTGTAGCAGGATAGAAGACACTACGCCTAGATTGTGGATACTTTCCGCGCACCTTGCGACGTATGTAAATAGCTGGCTTGAAAAGGTCAGCCTTCCTGTGTGCCCAGCTAAATCCGTATGCCTCGCGATGAGATACGCAAGCGTGGCAGATATTCCCCGACATGTTGGGTGATGGTGTTCCCCCTTTGGCCTTTATTAGCTCTGCAAGGTGGTTCGATGCCTTTCGGATCGAGTCAAACCGCATAACCTCTTTTGTCTTAGGATCTCCCATAAAAACCGCTTTGCCATTGTTGACCCCTGAAAGCCATTTCCCATGAATCTTTATGGCCTCGTTGATGTTCTCTTTTTGTGTAGTCCATCGCAGGTTTTCTACTCTGTTGTTGCTCGCGTTGTTGTCGATGTGATGAACGACGCTGAGCCCGAGCGGATTCGGAATGAATGCCAGCGCAACGAGACGATGGACGAAAAACCCTTTATGTTTTCCATCCTGAGAAATCAGCGTTATTCCTTTATATAATCTATTGTAGGATATGCGATTGGATTGCCTTCTGATAACTGCATTCCCATAGTGTAATGTCTTAACTCTTCCTATGTTAGATACTTCGTAAAGTGGATAGTCTGGTATCGGCTTCCACTGTTCTCCATCTAATTGCAATGCTTCTTTGTTACGCATAAGATAGATACGAGATCACGAGTACACAATTATGTCAAGCATATCGTTATGTAGTCATAAAGACTATTATGCGCAAAAATTACACAAAACATTGAAGCGCAACAAAAGCACTTTCCGAACGGCAAATAAACTGATCCTTAGCAGTCTCAATAAGCGTGATAAGGTAAAGTAAACTTGTCGCGTGCGTCTCCTGCCCTGGAGCTGCGCAGGGTGATTGCGCTCCAGGCTCAGACCGTGAGTTCCGAGAGCGTGCGCGTCGATCGATCCGGGAAAAGTCTTGAGCGCAGGCCCCCCCCGGCACCCCACCAGCCAATATCGGGCCAGAGTAGTCGGGCAGCACGGGGCGTATAGATCGTCCTTCCTCCTGTCTTCCTTCCTGTGTCCTTAGTGGTATCCTGGGTATGTACCAGCGGCTAATAAGAAGGAGTCACGGGGTGTACCCGGGGGCAGTGTACCAGCCAATAGGCATAACATTTCTTACAGGAAAGTAGGCATACCCGGTATATCTATCAGCGATCCTGGTATCAGGTATCACCCCATAAAGGGGGTGTGATACTGATACAGTATCAGGGAGTATCAGCGGGTATCATGGTGATACTGAGTGATACTGAGTGATATTGCTGTAGGAAATGTGTTGTGCAACAGTATTGCGTAGTATGGATAAGCGTAATTGTAAAAAACGAGTATCAGACAGTATCAGGGAGTATCACTGATACCGTGGCATGAAAAAGCCCACCGGGTAAGGGTGGGCAGTTGGTTCTGTTGGTATGACCTGAATCCCTAGATCTGAATCTGTCCGAGGGTCTGTTCGATGCGACGGGCGACTCCTTCTACGCGGTGCATGTGGTGGCGGATGCGCTCTGCGAGGGGGCAGAGCAGGAGTTCGCATTCTGCTTTCTCTGATTGTGGAGGTGCGGGCAGTGCTTGGATGACAGGTGCAAGGCGCTTGGTCAGGTCTTCTTCGACCTTTTCAAGCCAGCCCAGCCTGGCGTCGAGATCGTTCATCTGGGCTTCGATCTGGGATGCGGGCTTGGTTTCTACAGCCCCTGGCGAGACGCCGATTGATGCTGGATATGTAAAGGCGGAGCTTAGTCTGCGTACATCTGCCTTGGTTATCTTCTGTGCGGAATTTCTGCTAGTATCGTTCATGTTGTTTTGTGTTTATGGTTGTCTGACGAAAAGTGTTACTGCCCCTCGGTTGCGTCCGGCCCGCTGCTCGCCAGCGATTCGAATACCCGGTCCCAGAACATGCGGTCATCCACGGTCAGGATATAGCCCTCGTTCATGGGGTCGCCTCCCTTCGATAGAATGTGTCCGATGCAGGTCCACGACTTCATCGTGTCGATCTGTTCGGGTGTCAGATCGGTGCAAGCGTCAAGAGCGAGCAGATGCGGGCACTTGCGACACTCGATACCCATGCAGCAGGTCAGATGGTTATCAACGACGTGCTTGCCATTGGAGCAGCACGCACATGGTCGGAAGACCTTCGATAGCATACCAAGGCGTTCGCGCTCGAATAGTTTTGGAAGCCGTTCGGATTCCCCCGCTGCGGTCTTGGCTTCGTACATCCAATGCGGGAAGTCGGGACCGCCGAGATGGGCATGGGCGTTAATGGCGCGGTGCCAGGCGTTGTCGGTTTGTCGAAAAAAGGAGTTCATGTGTGAAAAATTGGTGCCGGTCTTTCCCGGCTGTCAGGTCACTTACCAGCGGGGCGGTGATCGAGTCCCTTCTCGGCTAGGATGGCCACGAGGTCATCGACATGGAGACAGTCGCAGAGACACGCTCCGTGGTCTCCAGATGAAATGGTCGATGCAATCGACCCGTTGCAGTAGTCCTGCCCCGGTGTGGAGTCATGCAGAATACCTACTGATACGATCTTTACAGGACCGTCTCCGTAGCTACCAAGTTGTACCACCTTATCCCCGTTCTTCGCTTCTCTTCCGTTTCTATAGTGCATTTTTATCCTTTGTTGGTCCTGCGGAATTGCAGAAAAGTGTGATGAAACGGTCCACCTTTCGCAGTGGTCTGCGTCTAGCAAAGACGAGTTGGTGTGCGGACTGCGCGAGCACTCGATCTACTTCAAGTTCAACGCAGGAGTACCCGGCAAAGAAAAGCTTTTCGAGTTCTGCGTCAGAGAACCATGCTCGGAGTTGAGAAATAGAATCGAAAGCGCAGCCGCAATGTTCTCCTTTGCGTATATCGCGCCAAGGGTTCGACCCGAACTCTTGGAAGACGCTCGGGCATTGTGAAAGCGAACGATCTTCGTCGGCCCATGTGTTTGTAAAACCGGGCCGATACGGTCCTCGGCCAAAACGATCCTGTATGCGATAGACGGTCATGCCAGTTTGTCCCTATTCCAGACCATGAGGGCGTGCGGTGTCGATGCCTTCGACATTTCGGCCCACCATAGTTTGGGCAGTCCGGTCCAGTTGTAGATTCGGTCTTCGATCTGCCACATAAAATACTGATAGCGATAGAGTGGCGAGTTGGCGCGGTTCCAGTTTATCGGCGGTTTGATTGCACCACGGACGCCGTATCTGGCGCGGTAGATAGACCGGACGAATGCCTTGGCGATCAGATACAGTGTGGCAGTGCTCATCGTTCGTCGCTCCCCCATTCAAGTGCGTGAATCGATGTCCATGTCAGTTTCGCATCTGGCCCATCATATTTGAGCAGATCCTTAGCCGTATTTTCAAGGGCGCTTTGAGACATTACGGTGAAAGTGGCGAAAGCATGGCCCCATGCCGTGTGCGTTGCGGTTTGCTTGACGAAGCAAAGAAGGTATCGGGTTTCGTATCTCATGGTGGTATTTAGTCTCCCTCGCCTTGGTTTCTGGATGGAGAACATCCTTCATCCTCTTCATCGTCTTGGTCCCCGTCCAGCATCTCGTATGGGTCCAGCCCGAAGTAAGTACAGAGTTGTGCTGACGTTGTTGACCCGTATCCGAACACTTCGCGAACCGCTACCCAGCGCGGAGACTGGCCGATACCTCTTGGACGAGCTTCTTTGACGGCAAACTCGATCATCTTCATAGGTGCGTAGTCGCCTTCAAAAACAAGTGGTGTGATTTTGCTCATGTTTCGCGTTCCTCGGTTGGCCCGTTGTCTTCACGCATACGTTCATAATACTCTTCCTGCTGTCTGCGTGCATCTTCCTCCTGGGCTTGACGCTCTTGTTCGCGGCGTTCCTGCGCCTCGCGCTGTAGGCGTATTTCGTGTCGTGCAGCGGTGTCTGCATAATCGCCAGAGTAGATATGCGCTTGCACGCGCTCGTAGTCCACGCGGTCAGCGTCGAAGCCAGAACTATATACCTTGTAAGAGACATCGGCGTGGTACTTCCTGCGCCTCTCTTCTTCTTCTCTGCGCTTTTTTAGCTCTTGGTCCCATCTATTTAAGCAGTTCATCTCAGTACCTTTGATCCCATCTTTCGGGTTCTTGTTTGGGTTCTGGTTGCTTCCCACCGGCCTTGGGACCGAGGGCGTAAGATCCTACGGGCTGCGACTGTACGAGCCATCCACGAGTTACGGCCTCTTTCAAGCGTCTGGCAATCGTCGGAACGGAACACTCATACTCTTCGACGCAGTGCTTCACGATGTCGGAACGCTGGAACATCTTTTGCTTCACGCACTCTACGAGGTCTTCGATTGTCAGCGTCTTGGCGCTGCGGATGCCTTCGATGTCGTCCTTCCATGCGTCGAGCGAAAAATCGCCGTCTTCGATGTAGATTCCGTGCTCAAAAAGGAGGCCCTTAGGCTCGAAGCATTTTACATTGTTCGCTTTCTCGCAGGTCAGGACGAGCCGCGAGGAATCTTCTGAATGCCCAGGCCAGAGAGCGAGTTCGCAGCGAGCGGTCGCGACGAGGAGCTTACTCCCGCGGCCTAGGGAGCCACCAGAGAAGCGATTGCCCGCCTCGATTGCCGTGTTCTTTCCGGTGCGGGCATGGTGTATCACGATAATCGCGGCGTCTGGGCAACATAGAGCGGTTGCCTTGAGGAGCAGTCTGAGGGACTTGCGGATCTCTTCGTCATCCGACTCGGACCCGGTTATCATATTCGCCCACGGATCGAAGACAACAACATCTGGCACGATAAACTTGAGCGATGCCTGCAACTTAGCGTAGGCTTCTGGGTCGGCCAAAGTTATGATTCCGTCATCGGGCTTGTCGAGGACGTGCATGAAAAGATGCGAATCCACGAGCTTCTGTTCCTCTTGCGTCAGAGAATTGTAAAAATAGGCAAGGTCGGTCTTCTGCCTCATAGGGTCATTCTCATTTCCGAAAAACAGCCACTTTACCGGCCCGTTCAGCATGTCAAGGCCCATGAAGGTGCGCGAGCAGATATGGCAGACTGCCATCCAGAACGAGAGGCGGGTTTTGCCAACTCCAGGAGGACCGATCAGGGTAGTAAGTTGACGGCGGCGAATATACCCGCCCCCTAGGAAATTAGTATCCTGCGGAGGGGTAAAGTTGCGAAACTGCTCGGGGTTCCAGATCGAGTAGGGTTGCTTGGCCTTGGACTTGCCCAGGGTAAGAGCGTAATCGAGATTGAGTCTCAATCGCTCGGATATGGTGGGCAGATCATCAGGAGAGGAAAAGCACTCTTCGACAATCGAAGATCCGACACGGATCAGTTCGCGCTTGGTTTCGAGTTCCTTGAGCCTGGAGATGAAGAAGGCCGACTGCGCCGTTGTGGGGAGGGACTGGCTTACCTGCGTCAGTTGTGCGTAACCCCCAACTTTGTCGAGGAGGTTGCGCGACTTGAGCATTTCCGCGACAACGGACAGGTCGATAGGCATCTCCGCTTTTTGCAGCTCGCACAGAATCGAATAGATTACGCCGTTCGCGGGAATGTAGAACGTATTCTGCGTAACGTTCGCGTCCATCGCCTTCTTCACCGTCACGTCTCCATCCATCATGCAGCATGACAGAAGATACTCTTCGGCTTCGACGGAGTGCGGCATGGCACGGGCAAGAAATGCGGGGGTGTTACCGTTTGGGCCATGATACTCGCTTCCGTTGCTGCTCCCGTTCACGCCAGGCTCTTTCACTAGCCGCGTAATCGGCTGCGCGTAAGCCGGTATGGGATCTGGCTCCTCGATACGGAAACGCTTCTGTCCCTTTTCGGGAGGAGGCGAAAAATCGGTATCGTCGGGAAGTGTGAAGTCGAGGTCGGGCACGGGGGTATTTCAGTCGATTACTTCATTCCATAGTGGAACGCGGTAAAGTTTGCAGAGTGATTCGATTGCCTCGTCTTCTGTTTCTCCAACTCCAATTCTGGAATCGCCATAATGCGTTGTTTCTTGGCAGAACCAGTCGGCGGCGTTCTCATATTCCCACTGTCCTCCATCAAATCCAGCCATCCACTGTCTGAGATCAGGATCGTTAGGCAGGATAGAAAGGTGATCAGCTTGTGCTTCTTCATCCATGCAAGACGTGGCGAGTCCATCGCGACGGATTCAGGAGCGAACATCTCGGTTTGTTCTGCACTCATACGTCGTATTTGTTCTGGAATTTTGCGATGACTTGTTTCTGTGCGTCTGAGAAATGGTCGCGGTCTGCATTGGACTCGATGAATTCTGATTCCCACTGCGTCAGATTTGGCTCGTCCTCAAGTTCATCGATGATGCGACGGCACTCTTCATGGGAGGGGAGGATCATATCGACGGGATGAGTTTTGGAAACGGGTGTGTGGCGTCGTACTGTTCAAGGGCCTTCATATCTACGGTAAATATAGGGGCCATTGCAGAGTGGTTATACTCTACTCTTCCTGTGTTTTTAATCCTCCCCTCGTACCACTTATGGCACTTGTCTTGGTACTCTCGTAGTTCTTCGACTGATACTGTGATTGTCATTGCTTGATCCTCCTAAAAGAGATTGCCCACACCCAAGGGTTATCCATCCACGATCCCACACCGTTTATAGATTCCCATAGTTCACGAAATAATTTTCTCGCCTTTGTATTTGATATTCCAGCCATCGCATAGTGCTTCCAGTTTACCCCTTCCGCCATAGCATCCTCTTCTGATATTCCACGCAACCTCTGCATGCGAACGTCTGTGATCTCAAGGGTGATACGCGATGCCCAGCGCGGCATGAGGAAGGATGGACGCCACTTTCCAAGCGTAAAACCAGAGTAGGAGTCACTAAACTGAGTCCATCCGTCATCCTCATTGCACGCATGACCACCTTCGCGGTACACCACTGTCATTCTACGTGGTTTCAGGTTTGACGGTGCAACTGTGTTTAGGTGCGCAGCAACAGCCCAAGTCTCGCGGACCCACAACCTATCTCCGACGGCCCCGTATGGGCATGGCTTGATCCAGTAGTCCTGACCGGGAAGCTTAAACGTCAGACCGTTGACCTTTGCGTACTCTTTAACCCGCGTCCACTCCCAATGAGGGGGCTGGGGTTTTGCTATGCGCCGCGTCTGCCCCTTCCTGTCTTCAAGTATGGCAAGCACCATAGGTGCGGAAAATAATATTGGACGTTCTTTCATTGCTTCGGGCTCCATTTTGCGTCGGGCATGGCTGCGTAGTTTGGACGCTGGAACTCACGCCGGACCATACGCGGTTTCGTTGTATGACCAGATCCATTGCAGTCAGGACAAAGAAAACCCTCAGTAGATTTTCCTCTCAGGCAATACGGGCATGATCTGCGTAATGAACTTTCGCGCCTGTCGTCTTGGTCGCTCATGGTTTTCTATGGTGCATTAGAGCGGCCAGTGTGTTGTTGTAGACGGTGTTCCTTACACTTTTTCGAGCGCACTTGGGCACACTCTTCCACATTGCAGGGTACATCGTGTCGATGTGATTTATGACTTTTTCTGCAACCAGCCATGCCGAGTACTCCTCGTTATCAGTTGAAATATTTCTTTCCACTGATGTCTTCTCGGGTACTCCGCAGGCTTTGTCGATCATGCGGTCAAGGGGTGTGCGTGTGTCAGTCATTTGCGTGCCTCCTGCATGGAATCGATAGTGCTTCTCAATCCGTCCTTGATTACTGAGTGGCAGCTAAACTCTGTCAGTTCAGCACGTCCAGTTTCCTTATTGAAATTACCGCGCCTGATGCTGCGCTCAATCTTGTCCAGCCGCGCCGTGTCCTTGCGTGCCTCATCCAACTGGTCCTGCAACTTCTTTGCGTGCTCCCAAATCGTTCCGCAAGGATCGCGCAGTTCGCACATTAAAGCTCGGTCTAGGTCGGTGTATGCTTTGTGCGCGGCGGCTAGTTCGGTCTTTTTCGCATCACACATCGCATTCAGTTCAGCTATGCGCGTTTTAAGTCCGTCTATCTGTGACCGCGATTTGTTCGCCTCGGCTAGTTCGCGCTCAAGTTCTCGAATGCGATTACGCAAAAGATCGCGTGAGGCGTTCCCTTCCGAATGCATACGTCTTAGGTCTTCAAATTCTTCGCTCATAAAATTTGAGCCGTCCCCCGGCACGATTGAGTTGAGGCTCCACGCCGCTGAGAACGGACGCACCTATGCCGGGAGACGGACAAGTTGGATAAAGTTTCTCTCAGGAGCAGCATTGGGATGTTTACCCAAGGATCGGAGCCTCATACTTCTCTCCTTGGTTGTTGCGATCTGAATCATTGTTCACGGTGCGAGTCAACAAAAAGTTTGGAATAAAAATAGGCATTGACATGCGTTGACTGTTCGGGTGGATATTTGGGTCTTTAGGTAAGCCCGATGAAAACCTTATGAACGACAACCTCCAGAGAGTCATCACCGCACTCACCAGCCTTGAAATCAAGGAGCGCAACCTAGAGTCACGGCGCAGGAAAACTTACAGGGATTGCGGGAAGATCATTCACGCCGAGCGCATCGCACGGGGTCTATCGCTCACGGAGGTTGCACGGCGTTGCGGTTTTCACAAGAGTTTTATGCACTGCATCGAGACGGGCAAGCGAGGCTGGACACTCGCTCTGGCAAAGAAAGTCATCGATGGACTGGAGGGAAAGAAATGAACAAAAGCAAAAAAACATTTATAGTGATAACGGCGCTTATTATTTTTCTTGTTTTATTCACGTACTTTTCAGGCGGGATATGGTTATGCGTATCATCCATTGCATCGCTTGTCGTTGGCATACCTCTTACAATTTTAATTATTAAATGGACCGAGCAATGAACAGTATTCCAGAAGGTTTGATGCGCACCCCCGAGGGTATCTACGTTCTGAAAGACGACTCGCATCTTTCGAGGTGGATCGAGGAGCACAAGCGCCTTGATGTGGCAGACCTTGAACTAGCCAAGTTCAGGAAGTATATCCCGACTGACGGAACGGTAATCGACGCAGGAGCGAGCCTAGGAGACCACACGTTGACATACGCGAAGTTTGTCGGTCCGAGTGGTAACGTCTTTTCATTTGAGCCCAATCCGCTCTCGTACAAGGCACTCGAATTAAATGTGAAACCGTGGACGAATATTCATGTTCGCAATCAGGCTTTGTCAGACTCGTACCATTACTGTGACCTTCATCCAGAGCCGAATGTCGGCGCGTCATATTTGAAATCGGGAGACGGTAAAATCGAATGCGTAGAACTCGATATTTACATGCGCCTCATGGATCGCTGTGACTTCCTGCATCTTGACTGCGAGGGGAGCGAGCTTCCTGCAATGAAGGGTGGCGCACAACTAATCGGAAAGTTCCGCCCCGTCATGCTTCTTGAAATAGCGCAGTGGGTTCTTGAGCGCAACGGCCTTTGCGAGGCCGACGTGACAAACTACCTCGCATCTATCGGATACCGATGGGAAGAGGCGGAGCCAGGGTGCAGCGCCGAGAAGAATCCGCAACGCGACATACTCTGCTTACCCTTATCACAATGACACTACACCCCCAACCGGAACTGCGCACTTTAGCACACCGTAATGAACTCGGTGGCTTTTTGAACAAGAGGGGGCTGACTGGCAAATTTGTCGAAGTCGGAACCCTGCACGGCGGATATGCCTCAGAAATTCTCAAGACATGGAAGGGACATCTCTACTGCGTCGATCCGTGGCGCAATCAAGAGAAGACCGTCTATAACGATCAGGCCAACGATCAGGACATGGATGCAGTTTGGGCCGAGGTTAATGCGGGTATCGGACGCAATCCGAACTGCACGCTTATCCGAATGATGGGGCTCAACGCAGTCGGTAAATTCGCTGACGGGGAACTCGACGGCGTTTACATCGACGCCAACCACGCAGTCGGCGCAGTTCGTGACGACATCGCGGCATGGTGGCCCAAAGTCAAAATTGGAGGCATCGTTTCGGGGCATGACTTTTTCATGCGCTATGATGACACCGGAAACTGCGATGCGATGACCGCAGTGCTCGAACTGTGCGAGGCTATCGGAGTGCGGGTACATGTGACATGGTGCAGCTCGTGGTGGATCGTGAAAACTGAACTGCTCGACCTGTCTTTCAAGCGTGTATGCGCAGAGGGACTACTGGAGCGATCCGTTTACACGGACAACAGGAATCTCGATATGGTCGTTGTCGTCCCGGTCGCAAAGTTCGACTGGAATCTCGCAGTCAAAATGCTGACGCATTGGGCGGCACTTCTAGGGGGTTATCCCAATAATTTTACAACCGTTGCATGGTGCTCGACCGAGTTATCAGAGGAGCAGCGTGACACGCTATGGGATTCTGGATTGCCCAATCTTTGCCTGTGCGTAGCGAAAGACGTTCAGGAACGTGGATATTTCGGAACACCCAATCCCATGTTCCGCACCGCTTTAGAATACGTAGAGAAAAACTTTCCCGGCAAGGCAATGCTGTGGGTAGAAGCAGACGCCGTGCCGATGCGAAGGACATGGGCACAAGAAATCCTCGAAGAGTATCGTGGATGCAGTCGCCCGTTCATGGGAGACATCTGCGGTATCGAGGACAACGTAGGAATCCCGCATCTCACCGGCAATGCGGTCTATCATCCAGACTGGCGCAAGCTCGCCCCGTCGTTGGCAAAGCTCGGTAGCGAACGCTGTGGATGGGATGCCCTATGCGCTCACGATCTTGTTCCCCGCTCGCACTACTCCAAAACGATACAGCAGACTTGGAGGCCTCCGCTTCCGATTACGGCAGCATGGGCCAAGGCCAATATCAGGCCGTCAACCGCACTCTTTCATCAGTGCAAGGACGGGTCGCTGATCGACGTTCTCTGCGCAGCGTCTTCGCTCCCTGCTATTCCTCTTGCGAAGCCGCTTGCCGTTTCGACCTACGAGACGGATCGCTGCACATGCACTGAACAGGTCAACATTTTTAAGCCAAAGACATCACACCCATTTTCCCCATCTATTCCCATCCATGTTTCCACTAGCGCGATGATGGTCGAAATCCTGATCGTTACGCACGCGAAGGACATGGACTTCCTGCACTACTGCCTGGAGTCGATCAACAAGTTTGCAGCAGGCTTCACGGGCATCACCTTGGTAGTTCCGTTCGACGAAAGAAACCTATTCAACTGGGTCGGATCGAATGTGAAGCTTCGCCCGTTCAAGCAGATTCCCGGCAAGGGGATCATGCACCATGTCCTGATGAAGTGCCATGCAGACGAGCTTTGCCCAAGCGCAGATGCGATTTTACACATGGACGCGGATTGCGTTGTGAAAGAGCGCATGACGCCCTCCGACTACATTCCGAACGGTCGTCCCATTATAGTGCGGCAGTCATTCAACGAACTCGCATCTCTAAATCAGAATAGGATGATATGGCAGGAGAATGCAGTTCGTGCGCTTGGATTCTCTCCCGAGTATGAGACGATGGTACGGCATCCAAACGTGTACCTTCGCTCGCTCTATCCGCTCATGAGAAGCAAGGTTGAGGAGCAGACAAAGCAGAAGTTCGACGACTACGCACTTTCGGGACGCGAGACATTCCCCCAGTCGTTCCAAGAGTTTATCACCCTCGGAGCGGTGGCTATAAAGTATTGCCCGAATCAGTACACCTTCGTCGATTACGATAGGTCCAAGGACGACGAAGAGTGCGGCGTCGATCCGAAGACATCATGGCAGTATCTCTATCGTAAAAACAGGGACCGGATTCTTGAGTGCTGGAGTCACGGAGGAATCGCCAAGTACAAGGATCTGCTCGAAAAGGTGATCAAGGGGAACGCTCCCGACTTTATCATCAAATGAAACGCATCGTCATAGCACTACAGTTCTGCCATTCGGACAAGGAGAACGCCATGCGCGTTGCCCGGTTGATCGCAGACAACGAGCCCAGCTTTAGGAAGGATGTTGAAATCTGCTTTGTCGCCCGATTCGACTGCGTTCAAGACCTTGAAACGATAGGCTACGTTGCCAGCAAGTTCGTGGTATCCACATTTACTACAACCACGAAGGCTACAGGATGGCCCCAAGGTCCGAATGCGATGGCGTTCGACATGATAAAGGAATCGTGGCGCAGGGTGTTCTTTGCTATGGCATGGGCAGACGTGAAGTTTGTTTTGCTGATGGAGCCGGACTGCATTCCCGTGCGCTCTGACTGGATAAACCTTTTGATCGAGACTTGGGATACCGCCCACTTACAAGGCAAGTACATCGTGGGGTGCTGGCGCGACGGAGGTGGGACGATTGGTCACATAAACGGGAACATGATGTTCCCGCCCAATCTCACGGCACGGATCAATACGGATTTCCAGATAGACGGATGCGCATGGGACTGCCAGATGGCCCCTGCGTTTTCTCCGCATTGGTATCACACCGATAGGATAGTAAACCTGTGGCAGGAGAAAAACATTAGCGAAGAAAGGCTGAACAAGATGGAGTACGCGGCGTTAGTACACGGTTGCAAATCGGATGACGTGTACGACTACGCGAAGAAAAAACTAGGGCTGAAATGAACCCCACCTTTTCATTAATCCACGCCACCCTCGGACGCCCAGAGAAGGCAGTCCAGGCGATGCGTATGTGGAGAGACAGGGCTACGGACCCGTCTTCCGTCGAGTATATCATGTGTGCAGACTCAGACGACGAGACACGGTTGAATCTCAGGCTTGGACCCGAGAACACGGCGGGGTTCCATTCGTTCCTTTTTGTGGATCATCACGGCACCGGATCTGCACCGGCATGGGACTTCGCTGCAAGGTTCTCGCGGGGGAGCATTCTAATCCAGGTCCAAGACGATGTTGAATGCCCGTGGAGATGGAATGCCCTATTGTCGGAAGCGATACTGATGAACGGTCAAGGGAAAGGTGTGTTAGACCCAATCGTAATCGCAGTGTCCGACGGATACCGAAAGGACAAGCTCATGTGTACTGCGATTTGCAGTCGCTCGTTTTACCAAGCCGAAGGCCATTTTCTTTGCCCCCATTATCAGTCAGTTTTCAGCGATAATGAATTCACCTACCGCGCATACCTACGCCAGTCTCAGAATTGCGCCATCGTAATCGAGGCCCGCGACATCGTGTTCCTGCACCGGCACCACTACCACGACAAATCAGTGCCCTTCGATGCGACCTATGCCCACGAAAACTCAGACGAAGCCTACAAGCTGGGCGAAGCACTTTTCTGGAAGAGAAACCCCGAAGCGTTTGAGTGGACAGCTAAAAACATATTCTAAAAATGGACGCTAAACTTTTCATTCCCATCCCCGTTTTTAATCGTCGCCGCATAGCAGAGCAGTGCATACCGACCGTGTATGACGGGATGAACAACGGATTCGGATGCGATTACCTGTTCTGCTACGACGACGGTTCGACCGAGTGGAATGATAACGGGAAATGGCTATTCCAATGGGCGGATCTGGTATTCAGATCACCCGTCACAACCGGAATCGAGGCGCAGCGCAAACAGCACTTCAATGACTTTTGGGAGCGCAGGAACGAGTACGGTTTCACGCACATGTACCTGACAGACTCAGATGCACTGCACGACCCCTCTTGGCGGTCGAAGGCGCTCGCATTGCAAGAGGAGCACAACGGAGCACCGCTCTGCCTCTACAATACGGTGGCGCACTCGTCCCTTGTCGGGAATACCCTCGAAGACAAGCCTAGATCCAATGTCATCTGGCGCAGGTTCGCCCCCGGTATCAGCTATCTGCTGACGCTTGAACATGTGGAGAAAGTCATGTCGCGGATAAACGATCTGCGCAACTGGGACTGGCAGGTACCGGAATGGTTGGGGATGCGATTCGCGATTTCACGGGTGAGCTACTGCGACCACCTTGGGCTTGGTGGGGCGCATCACCCCGTAGGCGAAGGGCTCGACGGTGGGGATAGGTGCCTCAATCCTACGCCTTGGCTTGTCAGCAAACGCGCAGAGGTGGTACAAGCTTTGAGCGTATGACCGAGCAAGAATTACTCCACGAAGTAATCCGTTCAAACTCAGGGGCATGGTTTGAAGTTGAAGGTCGAATTTGGGCGAAGGATCGCACTAAGGGCGTGGTCAAGCCGCGCATGAATTATTTGCAAAATGAGATCCAGTCATGCGTAACACACATGGAGGAACTGGATCTACCAATCAGAATCCTTGGACTAAAACCACGTGCTCGCGGTTCAACGACATACTTTGCAGCACTCGGATATACGATATGTCGAAGAAGCTCAATTTCTGGCGTCTTGATCGGCGGTCAATCGGATCAGACCGTAGGCTTGTGGAACATGTATAAGACCTATCACGCGAACGATCATTTCAACTGGGGGAATGCCGGAAGCGTGAATGAAAAGGGAGCAGAGTTTTCAAACGGAAGTCGCATAAAGAAGGAGACTGCAAAAGACGTACAGGCCGGTATTGGCGATACCTACCAACTCTGTCACGCCACGGAAGCCGCTCGCTGGCAACGATATGGAGTATCTAATGCGGAGGATGTAATGGTTAATATCCTCAAGGCGGTTCCACTACTTCCAAGAACTTACATATTTCTTGAGAGCACCGCTGAATCAGCAAGTGGCGATTTCTATAATCGCTGGCTGAACGCCATTGATCTGCATGATTTTCTTGAAGGCAGGGCGGTTGTAAGGGCAGGGGATTACGTCAGGGTATTCGCTGCATGGTTCCAATTCGATGACTCTGCTCTACGCTTAACCGATGAAGAAAAGGTTGAGATCCAGAGGACTCTTGACGCAGAGGAAGAGTATTCTGGAGAGCAGCAGTTGATCGACGAGTTCGGAAGAAACGATAACGGAGTAATGCGACTCGGAACCACAGTCGAAAACTTTGACGTGTGGGAACAGCTCGCGTGGAGGCGCTATTCGATTCGCGAGGAGTGTAAACGGGACAAGGATGTATTTGAGCGAGACTATCCGAGTTCATGGCAGAGCGCATTTCAAAAGTCAGGGCGTGCTCGTTTCAACGCGACGGGTTTATCTGTAATCAGAAAAGAACTACCAAAGCGTCAGCCAAAATACGGCGTATTGGAAGAGACGAAAAACGGGAGAATCGTTTTCCGACCGACGGAAAAGGGAGAATCAAAAGTAATCATTTACGATCTTCCGAAGCAGGGGAATAGCTATATACTTCCAGTCGATCCAATGACTGGAGCGGAACAGGTTGGGGGAAAAGACCCTGACTGGCACGCTGCATTCGTACTTAGTAAGGGTATGCTTGACGGAAACGGTATTTGGAAAAAACCAGCAACAGCGGCAAAGCTCGTAAAAAACCGATGGGCTATCGACGTGATCGAGGCAGAGATTTGGAGACTCGCAAAATTCTACGGAGGAGCGAACGGATGCAAGATCGCGATTGAAATGGAAATGGATCGCGGGCTGACGGAGCTTTTGAAGCTGAGGGGAGCAGACCTTTACCAGCGCGAGATATTCAACCAGCGCGAACAGAAGACAACAAAGGCGCTGGGCTGGATGACGACGGCCCAGACTCGCGAGATGATTATCGAGAAGCTGGCAAAGGCCGTTCGAGAATGGGACACTATCGGAGACGGAATCGACATCTGGGACGTTCAGGCATTGGAGGAAATGGAGAACTTCATCACCAAGGAATCCGGTCGATCCGAAGCCGCCGAAGGCTATCACGATGACACGGTGCTTTGCATCGCGATTGGCCTACAACTTATCGAACACGCGACAGCCTACGTGCCCGACTATTTATTCAGGGAAGTGCCGCGTGATCTGAGGGAGAAATCCAACGACGGAAGCGGCGGTTCGATGTACTCTTGACAGTTGCAAATTGACATTTGAGACACGTTCTCATAACGCCTTGTAAATGGCCGTACCTGCTAGACGCTTTGCTACGCAGCCTTCTTCTTTAATTGACGAGGAGGCAGATGCTACGCCCCTACCGCAAGAGCCCGATCCGATAATGCAGGATCAGCCGACGCAGGTACAGGATGCTCCGATAGATGCGTACCAGCCCGACCCCTTGACTGAGGTGGGAGCACCGGCTCCGATCCAAGGACTACCGCAGCGCCCCTCGCGCTCGGAACGCCATCAGCAAGCCTTTAACCAGCTCGACGAACAGAACCGGCAGCAGTGGGAGAAGGATCAACCTTTCATGCCGTCGGGATGGCAAGACAAGACCGATCCGAGACAGTATATCCAAGCGGCCCGACAGTCCGACCAACTTGCGGCAGAACAAGCGGCGCAGGACCGCGCAGCACTCACGGAACAGCGCAGGGCACAGATCGCACAGATTAAGGCCCGCAATGCCCAAGCGCAGGCCAATGCACATAGCACGGGACAGCAGACCTACGTTGACCCCTACGGCCAAGTGCAGCCGGTCCTAGAAGCAGGAACGAACCGCCCCCTTTATCATCCGACGCCGTGGCAACTCGGAGAACACCCCAAGACGAAAGCGCCAGTACTCTGGCAGTATGACCGCTACAGGCAGCGCCAATTCAAAGACCCGAAGGTTTTCCCAAACTACGAAGACCCACTAGACAACCAGCTTTATTTCCAGACTCCCGATGGCGGTCGCGAGCCGGTCGGAACGATAGACCAGCTCATCCATCACCCCAATTTTCAGATCGCTCGCACGGCGATGGCCGCGAATCGCAGGCTCAAGGTTGTGCAGAACAAGATAAACGAGGAGCCGGTCAAGGCGGAGGCGGATGCGGCAGCGATTGCGATTGATAATGCAAAAAAACGTAAGATTGAATTGGAAGTTGAAATTAAGAAACTTACTGATGAAGCAGCAGAATACACAGATAAGATGATGGGAGAGACGCGGGGTGGAGTCTTGGGCATTGGAGGAGAGCCAACCCCATCGGCGACCAAGGCGATAGCAAATAGAGATTCGGCAATATCTAAGATCAAACAGAAGCTTGAGGAACAGCTTGCGCTCGAAGATGCGATGAAACCGGGAACGGGTGCGCTCTGGCAGCAGCACCGTACCGCCGTCAATAACCTAGCGATGTTCAAGGCGAAGGCTCGGCAGGAGGAAGACTATGCGGCCAATCTCTACAATAACCACGTAGCCCAGGGTGCGTTCAACGACTACACGGCACAGGCGAATGCGCGGCGTGCGATTCTCAAGTCGAAGGGGATGGCAGAGTCGGGAGATCCGGTACTCGACGCGGCCATTGCCGGCCAGAAAGCGTTTGGCGACAAACTGGCCCAACTCAAGGCGACGGTCGGAGAGCAGCCATCGACGCAACCGGGGATGCAGCAGCAGGAAACCGCGCAGCCAGCAGCCCCGACTGGAGACATGGAGCAGTCCGAGCCCTTCGCACTCTACGCACGCGGAATCAAGAATGTCGGCGGCGTCTCGATACAGGAGATCGCAAAACGGTACGGCAGCGGGCAAGGCCCGGTCGAACCGGGTTCACTACTTAAGATCAAACAGCGCACAAACGATCTTCAAGCGACCCTCGACAACAAGGATACAAACGTGGCTCCAAAGCTGCGCGATTCGATGTCAAAGGAGAAAGAGTATCTCGACGCACTTTTCACGCAGCGGTATGCCCGCCTCGCGCCAGAAGATCAGAAACGGGTCGCAGACATAATCGACGCGCAGACCGTTTCCAAGTCGGGTACGATTGCCAGAACTGCACTTTCGTCTGCACCTGGGATCGGTGGGGCAATAGCGGGAGGTAAGGTGGGTGCGATCGCCGGAACTGTAATCGGCAGTCCTGTAGGTGGAGTAGTCGGAGCATTGATTGGCGCACTCGGAGGCAGCATCTTTGCAGATAAAGGATCACGGGCACTTGCACAGAAAGTCGCACCGGAAGCCTACGCCAAGTTCGAGAGCCAGTCTGCACAGGACTGGGAGCAGAATACGGCAACGGTTGCGGGTACGCAGTTCGCAGCCAATCTAGCAGCTTTCAAGCCCGCTTTGAGCGTATTCAAGAACAAGGCGCAGAATGTAATGGCGTTCAAGGGACTTTACAATTTGGCAGCACGGAAGCCGTTATCGGAGGCAGAGACGCAGGCCGTCAAAGCCTTGGCGGTACAGGCAGGCTTGGCGGGAGGTTCGTCGGTTGCTATGCCGCTGATCGAGGGTCAGAAGCTAGATCCGATGCAGGTTCTAGCGGGCGCGGCGCAGATGTTCTTCTTTGGAGAGCATCGCGGAGGCGGAAAGGGAAAGCCCGCAGAAGCACCTAAGCCCGCAGCAGAGCGCCAGATGTCGGCGGCAGAGCGCGTTGCAGCAGAAGAGACCGGCCCCATAGGAGAAGTGCAGGGACCTCCGAACCTACCCGAAGAAAAGGGCGGTTTTGGAAGTGAGCGTCAGTCGCAAGGTCAGGCACCGGCACAGACCACAGCACCGGCAGAAGTCCATAGCGACTTCCCAACTCAACAGGAGGCACATCCCAATGCCACTCAAACAAGGCAGCAGCCAGAAAACAATATCGTCCAACGTCAGGGAACTCCACAAGGGGAAGACCTTCGCCAAAACATCGGAGAAGTTTGGCCCCAAAAAAGCCCAACAGCAGTCGGTGGCAATAGCGTTGGATCAAGCTCGCAAGTCGGGCAAGAAGCCGCGCTTCCTGTTCCAAAAACAGTAGCCGGTGAAACCCCCACACAAGCTACGGTTCCGCAACAGCCGACGGTACAAAGCACGCCAGCGCCTAGCCCGAAAGTCCGTTTTGATACGGTACACGAAGAGAGCGGCAAGCCTGTTCGCCTCGACATGACGCCGGAAGAGTTGGTGAGCAACTTCAAGGATCAGCCCGCCAAAGCGCAGGAGATGCTGACCAAGGCAAAGGAGCGGTTGACGAAACACTCTGATATTCTCGCAGCCGTTAGGAATTGCCTAGCCGGAAAATAACATCATGGGAATTTCAAGCAAAGATATTATCAAACTCCAACAAAAGGGAGTGAAGCCGTCGCAAGACGAAGACGGACCGATGGAAGATATGTCCCCGCCAGACATGGAAGACATGATGAGCAAAATGTGCGACATGCAGAACAAGATGTGCGCAGCCTTGGCGTCGATGAAAGCGCCCGTTGTGAATGTGGAAACAGCAGCTCCGATTGTAAAAGTTGAACCCGCGAAAGTCGTTATCCCAGCAGCCCCGAAACGCTGGGTTTTCAAGCACTCCTACGACGCCAAAGGAAACCTAACAGAGACGGTTGCAACTCAAGGCTAAAATCCTATGGCCGCTCTCAAGAATTTCAGCTACTCGATTATCGCCATCCCGCCGTCTCCCGCGAACACAGGAACGACGCTTACGGTATCGGAAGGACATGGGATACTCTTTGCCAAGGATCGCCCCGCCGTCATCTATCCGACGGCGATGCCCCCGCTTTACTTTAATGCGGAGATCGTTCAGGTAACGAATGTCGTCGGGGATGTGCTCACGATTACCAGGGCGCAGGAGGGAACGGCGGCGGTTTCGATTTTGGGAGGGCATCAGATCGCGCAGCCGATCACGGCAGAGGAATTCAATCAGATCGAAGCACTTATCGCGTCAAAGGTCGATTCCGTTCCTGGCAAGGGTCTTTCGACAAACGATTTTACAGATGATCTCGAATCGAAGCTCAACGGAATCGAGCCAGGAGCACAGGTCAATGTAAACGCGGACTGGGAATCGACCGAAGGGGATTCGGAGATATTGAACAAACCTACGCTCGGTAACTCTTCCTCAAAAGACGTAGGAACAACCGAAGATACTGTAGCAGCGGGAGATGATCTTAGGCTCAACACGGTTTTCAATGTCAAGTCATACGGCGCAGTTGGAGATGGTGTCACGGAAGATACAACGGCAATCGCTGAAACCATATCGGCATGTGTTGCTGCCGGTGGGGGTAGAATCTTTTTCCCCAAAGGCACCTATCTATCCGAAACGATTACGGTCAGTTCTTCGCTTGGAGTAACAATCTCAGGAACGGATAAAACTTCTGCGATTCTAAAGTCAAAAACAGTAACCGCTCCCGTCCTGTCAATCTCGGGGAATAATGTATGTGTGGAGACTCTTGGGTTTGACGGAGCATATACCACCGGGAGCACATCAGGAAACTTCGGCATTGTAGATATAACAGCAGGCTCAGGAACGAGCGCGTTTAACTGCTCTTTCTCAAATGGGAAAAACAAGGGACTCGCGATTCACGGTGCGGCAAGCGACGTGAAGGTTTCCGAATGCTATTTCATAAACCATTTTTGCTCACTGCAAAGTCTTCCGGTTTCGACCCTTGTTCCCCAGCGAATAACTGTCACGAATTGCACGTTCGATGAAAATTGGGGATCTGGAAACGAGTCGGGGGCAATCAAACTCAGTGGCACTGGTAATTACCTAGTAGCTCAATATACTTCTGGACATAGGGTATGCAATAATACTATAATTAATACGGGTCAGATGGGTGTTGAAATATGGGGAGGCTGTTCCCATTGCATCGTAAGTGGTAATACGATTGAAGGCGTTGACTGGGGAATCTCTTTCGATGGTATGGTAGATGGGCAAGCAAACGACAACAATGTAAAGCTAATAACTTATCTTGGGATTGAAAGTGCCTCTGGATCAGATATCACATTCAACGGTAATAACTTGAATGGGTATAATGCTGCTGGAGCTATTACCGCTTCTCGTGGAATTGTAACTTCAAATACCACACCGAAAAGAATAAATATATCAGGTGGATCAATTATAGGTTTTGATCATGGAATCCATATTCAAACATCAACAGATGTTTCAATTGGTGGAGGGATAATTATCTATGGATGTATCCAACTAATAAATCTAACAGCATCTTCTCGCGTGAAAATAGGAGGAGTCTGCTTGGCTGCTTCTGCAAATACATCAGGACATCTGATGTTAGATTGTACGGATCTAAATATGTCAGATATAGACATATCCAACTGCACACTTACGGGAAACTCATCTGGCAATAATTTGACAATTTACGATGGGAATGGATCTAGAACTATTACCAATCTTGTTATTGCGTATAACAATGTAACCGCTGCTACTAACACATCTGGCAACTCGATATGGACGAATTTATCTAACGCCAGGCTTATCCATTATACGGTACATGGTAATGACTACGTTACGACTTCAGGAGCATGTCAATGGGCGGATGGAGGAACGTATGTACCAGCTTACGCCCAAGGAATCCAATCATTTTCAATTCCTGTAGCAGCTCGTATTATATGGGCAGCAGCAAGTTCGGTAGGAGATCAATGGTTCAAGGTTCTATCGCTAGACCAGGGGAGGCCGATTGTTCTTGGAATGCACGTCTCTGCCCCGTTCCAAGGTACAGATGGGAGAGCACAAGATATTACTGCCTACATCATAGCATCTCCTTACGGACAGAACTGCCAGATATTGAAGCTTCCTGACGCCTACTACCAGGGGAATGTAATCAAGGAAATAATCTATGACAATCCAAGTAGCGGAAGTGTCCATGAAATATGGGTAAGAATTGCTCCAACTTCAGGTGGAACGATCACAGTAGTAGGTGCAGATTGGGGGGATAATTGGATCGTAGCTCCTACGGCGGTCACGAGTGAGCCGACATGGGGAAGCAATGTTTTCAAGCTCAACTGCGTGACCGATACCACGGCGCTCAAGGTCAAGGCGCTTTCCACGCAACACCTCATAAGCTCGGGCACAGCACCTACGGCAGTTGTCGGATCGGCGGCAGGGACGACCCCCTCGGCAGTCACGATCACAGGGCATGATGCGGCGTTCAAGTTGGCACTCACCACGGGGACAAGTTGCCCAGCATCGGGCGTTATCGCCACTCTGACATTTAACGTGGCATTCGAGGTCGCGCCGCATATCGTCGTCAGCCCAGGCGGTGCGAACGCGGCACTCGCAGCGGCCAAGGTTTACTCGACGGCGACACAGACGACCTTTGTTCTGAGCGCGGCGGCAGCATTGACCGACGCGACGGCCTACACATGGGAGTGTGTTTGCGTACAATGAACTCCAAGGCCATACTCTTCGGGACGGTTGCGATCACATTCACGGTGCCGGTCGGGATGGGACTTGGGACCGGCTATTACGGAGGCAGCGTGTACGGTTCTGGCATCATTGTCTCTCAAGTCTATGTTCCTGCCCCTCCGATCAAAGCAATCGGCGGATTTGCACCGGAACGGCCCGCGCTGTTCAAGCAGGAGGAAGATCAAACGCAGCGCAGGCACCGTCAACAACGGCAGATCGAGTCGGTTTTGCTCGCATTTTTACATACGCAGGATTAACCCCTTACCAACATGCCCTCTCTCAGAAATTGCCTAGACAAGTTTGGAAAGGCACTCGATCCCAAAGAGGTATCGGAGCTGATGAAGGCGTGGAAGCAGAATAAGGCGGACGGGTACGATCCAGATCAGGCGGGGCATCGCGCCGTCGAATGGGCTCAGAATACGGCCAAGGAGCACTTGGCGGCAGTCGAATCGCAGATTGTAAAAGCGCCTGCTGAGGCCGTACCGCAGCAAGTTGTTCCTGAGACTCAATCTCAAACCGAACAGTCGGTTCAACCACAACCCAAGGAGACTCCAAATGAAAGCCAAAATGAAAGGCAAAGGCAAGGGGAAGAAGGGCTGTTAAAGCCTACCGAACCCGCACAGGTGTCCGCTCCCGAGGCGGCACCTGTTAAGCAATCCTTAATAACTGAGCCCGCATCCCCCGCAGTAGCCCCCGGGCCAAAGCAGACGGCAGAAGGCCCGAAGGTTGAGGCTACTCCCGCACAAGCTGCAAAGGTGTCTACGTTCGCAGACAAAAAGCAGCTCAAGGTGCAGAAGGAATTTCTGGCTGACGCTGTAGAGAAAGCGCGGAAGGAAGCGCCGGAGGAATTATCATACAGCGAAGAGGGCAAGAAAGATTTGGAATTAATGAAGGAGAAGGATGGGTTAAAAGCCCTCGAAGCAAAATACAAGGGCGCGATTCCAACGCATGATAAGCGTGGTGACTTTAATCTTTCCAGCACGGTAGAACTTGCGATTCGTTCTGCTCACGCAGAGCACGTAACAATCGAAGTTCCTGGTGATGGCACTTTCAGAATTCCGAATACAAAGAACGCACTTGCTGAATTTTCTAAAAGAGCAGGATCGCTAGGGAAGGGAGTTTCGCCCGCATCTGATTCTTTTAACAAGGCCCGCAACGCCACTCCGATTCCGCCCGTCAAAAAGAACCCCAGCGCAGGAGACGTGAAAGATGCGGTATCGCTTGCTCAGTCACAGGACGAAACCCGTCCTATTTTGAACCGGGTTGTCCAAGATGGGGAATTCACTATCGCAACAGATGGAAGGCGTATGACTGTTTCCATCGGGGGCGAGGGCGACAAGATGAACAAGAATCTGGAAATACTTGGGAAAGACGGGAAACCGATAACCGAGAAGTACACAGACCCAAGGACAAAGAAGACGACCGAATCGACACTAAAGTTCCCAAACTGGGAACAGGTAATTCCCCGTGATTACGTGAAGGTCGATGCATCAGGAATCCGCATCAATACGAAAGAGCCTGCTGCGATAAATACAGAGGTAAATACGGGCGAGTTGCTTCGACTTGCACACATGGCGAAGGGTGCAACATCTGAAATTATCAAACTCCACGATACAGGGGATGGTAAGCTTGGTTTATCTGCAAACGACCCGTCGTTTGGAGATTACGCATCCGAAGGTGTGGATATTTCAGAAGGATCGAAGCAGTTCAGGACGGCGATCAATCCTGACTACCTGATCGACGCACTTACCCAAGCTCGTGAAATGGGAGCAGAGAAGGTGCGCATTATAGCCAAGGATGAAATATCCCCCGTCATTATTTCAGACGGAAAGAAATTCGTAACCGTCACGATGCCGGTTCGTCTAAGCTCTCTGACATCCGAAACCCCTCGCGGTATGCCCGTCGAAGATGCGCGGTCTATCGTCTCTCAATTCCAGAAAGACAATCCGAAAGCCCCGAGGGTATTCGTGATAGACCAACCCGAACTAACCGAGAATGGTCTTGGCGTGCGCGGTGCATTCCAGGATGGCGTGCTTACAGTGAATGCGGCCCATGCCCCCGACGCTGCTACTCTCAAATCCATTATCAGGCACGAGTGGGCGCATGACACTCTTTCGAGCAAGGAGGGTAAAGTAGCCCTCGCATCCTTTGCGTCTCGCGAGATCCCGGCAGAGCAGTTGTCAGCATTAGGAGAGAAGTACACGCGGAACGAGACAGAGAATCCGACGCAGTATCGCACTCGTTTGGTAGAAGAGTGGATCGCTGCGAACGCCGAGAAAGAACCCGGCATCTTCCGCAAGATCGTGGAACGTGTCAGGGAATGGCTCTCCAAGGTTGGAATCGCAAATTTGACGCATGAAGAGGCGGCAAGCGCCATGCTCAGGGCACTACGCAAGGGCAACCTGAAACAAGGAACCCCTACCGGGCTGCCCAAGTTTAGCCTCGCAGAATCCGACAAGCCCCGCTTCATCGCAGCCTATGACGGCGCTCTTGAGATTGCCAAGCGCGAGGCGAGCGAAGGCAAGACGGTTGACGAGATTTCCAAATCGGCAGCATCCCGCATCCGTTCGCAGTTCCCCTCGCTTTCGGATCGTGCGATGCAGAGCCTTGACCGCGATATTCGCAGCACCGTAGGCGAGACGCCCCCGGCTGCTCCGACCACCCCGAAAGAGAAGAAGCCGCTTCCTCCTAGACAGGAGAAAAGCCTACTTCCTGAGAGCATGAAAGAGGTGGGTGCTCCCGTCGATTCTATCCTCTACGATGTCCGGCATCAGGAAGCCCGCAAGGAAGAGGCCCGCGCCATTATCTCCAAGGAAGGCGCAGCACGCGCCGAGCAGATTATGACAGATCGCAAATCTGATCTTCCTGGGGATACCCGCGTGGCAATCGGTGACGAACTCATGTCGCAGAAGATGACGGCCATTAGAACCGCATCCCCCGAGCAGGTAGAGGCTCTGACACGAGACATGAACCGAATCGTCGCAGGCATCAGGCCCGAACTCGCGACAGAGGCCGGACAGACAGTTTCCATGTTGGGAGCGATGAAGCGCGATGTTCGCGTGGCATCCGGCATCGAGTACCTTCGCTCAGTCGATAAAAAGCGTTTCGAGAAGCTTGGAGGCGAAGAGGGACAGAAGGCAGCAAAGGAAGCTGCCGACGCACTCAACAAGACCAAGACTCCCGAGGAGCGCGAGAAGGCCATCGAACTCCTAAAGAAGAAGTACACGACCAAGCCCGTGTCCAAGATGCTCGACGCGATCAAGGGGATCGAGAAGACGAAAGAGTTAAACCGTCTCGGCGTTCTCACACGCGAGGACATGGTAAACGTGGCGGGCAATGCGCTGGGGCTCAAGGGTGCCGATCCTGCGCGACTCAAGCACTTGGCAGAACTCGCGGACCAGATTGACAATGCCAAGAATCATGCCGAGCGCAGCCGAAAGGAACTAGAACTCGCAGATGCCCTCGAAATCTACAAGGGGGTCAATCCCATCGACCTTGAAACGTCGATTATGACCCTCAATATCCTTTCGGGTTACACGACGCAGGCTGCAAACATCGGCGGTAACTCCACGAGTCTGCTTTTCAACCTTGCAAGCACGGCGGCGGTCAATCCAGGCAAAGCCGGACTCATGGTAAAAGCATTCCTAGAGGGTGCTCCACTCGGAATGACGCAGGCCAAGTCCATTATGAAGACCGGACGCAGTACCCGTGACTTCATGGACAAGACACTTGGAGCAGGCCGCGCATTGGCGACTGTGGACTACGCAAGAGACTTTCCCAAGATCCCGACGAAGCTGGCAAACATGCTGACGTGGCGGGCGCATACCGTCGAATACGTTGCCCGGTTCATGAAGGCAACCGATGCCGTTTTCTACTACCCGGCCCGCGAAGCCTACGAGCGCCTTGTCGCAACGAAGCTGATGGAGGGTCAATACTCCGGTGCGGAACTTGCGCAGAAGGTCCGCGAGAAACTGCACATCACCCCCGAGGCGTTCGAGTCGGCCCGTAATCAGGCCAAGCTCGAAGGCTACGAGGACATCGACCTTGGACGCAGAACGGCAGACATAATTGAGGAGCGGCGAGGTAAGACAGACGTTGGCGCACAGGCAATCGAACAGGGGCACAACTTTGGACTCGAAGCGACCTACAATAACGATCCGGTAGGCTGGGCCGGTGCGGTCTATCGTCTCGCTTCAAAGGGCGTGACAACGATCAAGCCCGGTGGCGTCCTCGTCCTACGTCCATTCCTCATGTTCCTTCGCGTTCCGACGAACTTCATGAACGCGAGCTTGAACTATACCCCACTGGGTGCAGTAAGGGCGGCGCGTGGCATGGAAGGCCCGAAAGGTACGGAACGTAAGAACTTTACCAAGGACGAACGCAATCGGCTCTATCTGCAAAGCATCGTCGGGACAACTCTCATGGGAGCGGCGGCGAATTGGTCTAGCCAAGACGGAGAATTTGAGATCACGTCCACAGGTCCATCCAACTTCAAGCAGCAGGACCAACTCAAGGCCTCCGGCTGGAGGCCCTATTCTATCCGCATCGGGAAAACTTGGGTGAGCTACAAAGATACTCCCCTCCTTATCCCGCTTGCCATCGCAGGGCACGTCGCAGACGCCGTGCGATACCAGAAAGCCTCAAGCGACTTGATCCTTGAAGATAAAGTACTGAATGCTGTCATGCAGGCTCCCGCCGTCATTTTCGATACGTCGATGCTGACCGGGATGGGACAGCTCATGGACTACCTGCAAGGCAATGCAGATCCCAAATCCCTCGCAAACTTTCTTGGCAAGATCCCTGCGAACATCGCCATCCCCTATAGCTCGCTCCTTTCGCAGATCGACCGCACGTTCGATTCCAAGGTCTATGACTCGAATGTGCTGCAAGCGTCAGTTCCGTTCGCACGCCGAGAGGGTACAGTCAGGACAGATGTGCAGGGCCGGGAGATTAACCGTCCACCTACAGACCGATTTGTAGGCGTCGAAACGAATGACCCCGTGGACAAGATGCTTCGATCCAAGAACGTCTTCCTCCCCGAGGTAGGCAAGGACATCAAGATTGGAAACCGAGTTTTGACCGACAAGGAGCGCGATACCTACAGGCGCATGAGCGGGCAGCGCACGCGCCTCATGTTGCAGGCCCGCCTTCCTTACCTCAACACCATGAATCAGGAGCAGGTGCAGAAGGAAGTAAACCGCATCTCGTCACAGGAACGCGAAAAGGTACTCTCAGCAATCAAACGATCTTTGGTCACAACCCCTCAATAGTATTGAGAACTTGTCTCAATTAAGCTAACCCATCCCCAACATGCCCGACGACAATCAACTCAATAAATTCGTAAGCGCACTAGATCAGGCCGTTGGCGATGCAGTGGTGACTCCGAACGATCTCCTTGTCCCATTCCCAACGGCACTCAGCCAAGAACTGAATGCGGATCTCGAAAAGAAGATGCTCGATCACGCTTTCAAGATGTTCGATCAGTTGAACCGGGAGAGTGGAAGGGAAGCTACAATACAGTCGAATTGGTTTCACACCGTCACACCCCCGACCTCGCTTTGTTCTGCGCAGGGTATCGGCCCGTCAGAGACATTCATGGGCAAGCAGGCTCGCTTCGACGCGATGTTCTACAATGACGTTTCGTGGAGGCCCTATGTTCTTGGCGGAATCTTTCGCGACTCGAATCTTGTTGTCCCCCTATCTCGGCGAATCGCAAGGCAGATGATAGCTCGGGCTCAGAATGCTTTCTTTGGAAGCGACCAATGGGTATCCGTCGATCCGGTCCCAACTGCGATGCACGAGAGCGCGGAGGGGTGGTATGATCGGCTCAAGAATACCCTTGTGACTATCTTCGGTAAACCCCTGACCCCAGGGGAACAGGAAGAGGCGCTTGCAGACCGCATCGAACGGTTCTGCCAGTACAAGCTCAAGGAGAGTGATTCCGTGACCGACAAGCGCAGGATCATCCAGCGGGCTCTTATCTTGGGGCAATGCCCTGTTAAGACGAGTTACGTGGTACGTGACCAAATTTACAATACAGAGGCGCAGGTACTCACAAGCATCGAAGGGACTGCGATACCAGGCCAAGACGGAAACCCGATTACCGAAAAAGACCAGAGTCTTGAAAATGCAGACGGTTCGACCGTGCTTGCCCGCGACGGGGTGACGCCGTTCCCAGACGCGCCGATCTGGACGAAGCAGATGATACCGCGTCGTCAGGTGCTATTCGAGGGGGCAAAGTCAGAGCCCATCTATTACAAGGATTTCCTGTGCCCTCAGAATGCAGCCGACGTGCAGACGGCAGAATGCGTGATACACCTCTACGATAAGCCGGTCATGGAATTCGTGGACTTGGTGGTAAAGCGCGGAATGGTCGATGCGTCAACCGATGCGCGGCTACAGGCAACCCGCAAGATTGTTACCTTGGTCAAGCAGCTTGCGACCAACACGTCAGACGGGAAGGCTGCGATGTCGCAGGACCAGCGCCCGAACGAAAACTATCTCCAGCAGAACAATCAATGCTCTAGCCCGGTCGCAGAGTTTGCAGAATTCTACATGTGGTACGACGCGAACGGCGACGGCATTGCGGAGAATATAATGCTGATCGCAGATCGTAAAACGAAGATGCCCATCTTCTACGACTACGTTGCCAATGTGACGACGGATGGACTCAGGCCGATTGAGATCGTGCGCATCAATCCCGTCGAGGGGCGGTGGTACGGTCTAGGCATCATGGAACTTTTCGAGAGCTACCAGACAGTCGTTGATCTTATGGTAAACCGTTGGAATTTCAGCCAGTCTCGCGCCGGTCGCATCGACTTCTGGGATCCGACTCTGACGCTTGAGGGGAGCATGAACCCGAATCTACGTCTCAACTGGGGCGGAACGTATACCACCAAGCCGGGGGCCAAGGTCGAAGATGTTCTGAAAAGCGTCTATCTTGCCGACACCAAGTTCGAGTCCTTGCAGACGATGACGCAGTTTTTCACACAGTTGGCTATGAACGAGAGCGGAGTGCTCAATGCGAACGACAACTACGTTGCAGGCATGGAACAGGCAAAGCTCGCGACGGGTATCAATCAGATCGAGCGGTCGGGCGAGGAGCTGTTCCAACCCATCATCGGTGACTTGAAGGTTCCGCTGGAGAAAGTCATATCCCGAGAGATCGCCGTCATCTTGGCTAACATGAACCCCGAGGAAGTATTCACTTATCTCAAGAGCGACACGCTTCAAATCGACAAGCTCACTCCCGAGGACGTTGCGAATCTCAAGTTCAAGGTACAGATCGAACTCACCAAGAACAAGAATCAGCAGGACTTCCAGGCATCGCTGACGGCGGCACAACTGATCGAGAAGTTTTACACGTTGCCCCCGCAGATCCAGGAGAAGGTTGCTCCATTCTATCGCAAGCAACTCCACGCGATTGATCCGCACACAGAGCCCGACGTTGCGATTGTGCCGATGGGAATCCAGATGCAACCGCCCAACACAGGGACACCGGCCAAGGTCGGAGAGTCCAACACGTATCAGGGGAATGCACCCCAGCCAGCATCAGTTGCAGCTTAGGTGTTGACAAGTGCAGTGGAACAGTGTTTTCGTACTGCTTCAACAAGCGGTAAACGAATAACTGTAACCACGCACTTAATACGATGAACGACTTTATAAGCTCATACACTATCCTGCTACTCTGCATTCTCGTTGCAGATAATCGCAAAGAGAAAAAGGATGGTCGCATTTGGGAAGTTGCAGCAGCCCTTTGGTTAATATGTTCAGTGTCCGAATTGATCTGTTATATCATCTCCAAGATTTAATCTCATGCACATTCTAGAACTTGACCGTCCCGTTGTACTCGACCCAACCCAAACCATCGAAGCAGGCAAGTGGCTGCTTACCGACATAAACGCAGCCGAGGTGCTGATAAATGCGGGGGGTGGGAAGATGTGGCCAGCGAAAGATTACGAACACGCGACGATTGAAACTCCAGTACATGACGGCGTAGTTTGGGATACTCTTAGCGATTTCAATGAATCGGAAATCCTCTTCGTCCGCCCCGGTGGTTACGGAGACATCGTTCTACTGACTCCCGTACTTCGCGAATTCAATCGCCGTTGGCCGACGTGTCGCATCTGTGTTTCCACGATTAACTGCTACGGTGCTGTCTTGAAGGGGCTCCCGTTTGTTGACGAAATTCTGCCATACCCGGTCTCGCTTGCACGCGCCGAGTCCTTCGACATGTGTTTCTTCTACGAGAACACCGTCGAGAACAATCCACGCGCCAAACTGATTCCTATGACCGATCTGTTCGCAGAAGTGGCCGGACTGGATTCTATCGAGGACAAGAAACCAGCCTACGTCGTTTCGGACATGGAGAAGGCATGGGCTGGTATCGAATACCCCCGAGATCCCAAGATGCCGCGCCTTTGCATCCAGCTTGGGGCAAGTGCCGGATGCCGGTCCTATCCCCCGCACAATTTACGCAACGTCATCGCTCCACTGCATGACAAGGGGTGGGAAATCTTCTTCCTAGACGAACCGGGACGGCTGCTCGTCGAAAGCGTAGGCCGGTATCGCAACCTCAGTCTCGACAAGCTTTCTTTCCGCCAGAGCTGCGCAGTTCTCAATACGGCTGACGTTTTCTTTGGGAGCGATTCCGCATTGATTCATGTTGCCGGTGCTCTAGGAGTCCCCGCAGTCGGCGTCTATGGGGCTTTCCCGTGGGAACTCAGAACGATCTATTGCCCGACTACAAAGGCGATCCAAGGGACAGGGGGATGTTCTCCTTGCTTCTACCACAAGCGCCTTGGCCGGGAGTTTCCAGAATGTCAGCCATGCTCGACGGCGGGCCACTGCGTTGTTCTCGCAGGAATCGAACCCAAGCGCATCCGAAACCAGATCGAACTCATGGCGAGACCGCAACCCGTCTTCGAGACAAACAATCACTCTGTAACATGAACAACAACCCATCCCCGGACGAACTCAGGATCGAAGCCGATGTACGCAGGGAGAAATCCCAGCAGAACATCAACAATATCAGGATGCTCAAGGAGTGTCCGGCATGGGATAAGTATTGGATACCACGATTGCAACAGATCCGAGAGGATCATCACGTCAAGTTGCTCACAGGGAAACTGACCTATGAGGAACGGGAAATCGAACGGCTATTCGTGCTGGAATACGATCAGCTCATCAATCAGATTAACATCGACGAGGGGGCATCTAGGAAGGTGCTGGAGAACTCCTGAACGAATATGACACCCCAAGAACGATACGATTTTGTGGTAAACCACGCCTTCGGAGGCTGGCACCACGTTCAAAACGCCAAGCCAAACGGTGCCGGCACCGTGTTCAATTATTCGGGCGATGTTTCAACCTCCGATTGGACCGTCCTGACCCGCTTGGTTTTAGCGTGCCACGCCATGCGGGTTCGAGCCGAAATCAAACAGGCCGGGCCACGCGCCTTAAAGTTCTTCCTCAACGCGAGAAGGGACGATCCAAAGAACTGGTCAGAGCATCACCCATCACTGGATGACCTGATCATGGAAGCGACAAAGCTTAAGGTTCTATACCTCAACACTTGAATGAACCATGAGCAACCAGCATACCTCCGTTTTAGATTGCCTCAACACATTGGCGCACGAGTTAGAGTGGGACCCTGGCTACGCATTTTCGTGCCTGTCAGATATGCACGGAGAAACCTTCGCGCGGAAATTAGCTCGCGTTCGTCACACAATCGAAGCCGCAGAACGGAGCATAGCCTCCATTCGCAAATGGGCACCCGAATGCTTCCCCGCAGATGCCAATGGCCAAGTTCATTTCGCCCGTTCGTTGATGGAGAGTGTGGCCGACGACCTCGAAGGAGGGGCTGAACCCTGAACGAAGGCGGTCCGCGCCGACACAACTTTTCACCTAATTCATGAGAAAAATACTCTGGAAGCTCCGCTACACCTATCACGTCCGTAGGCTCCTCGGGCTGCCTTGGCGCTGGGCATGGGATAACGCCGGATCGGCCATCGAGAACATCGGAGAGGACTATATGATTTGGTCGCCCAAAGACTGCGCCGAGGATGAGCGCGATGAGTGGGCGGAAAACTGTTGAACGAACCATGGACTCACAACTTGAACAAATGAAGAAGGATTCGGAGGAAATAGCCCTTCGGCTTCCCGATAAAAAGTCATGCCAAGACTGTTGGCATTTTTCTAGGTGCTCTTCGATTTTTGGGGCATCCGCAACTGATACATCCTGCGACTTTTATCCATCGAGATTTAAGCAGGCTCCCAACACTTGAACGAAAAAGTATCCGTTCTGCTTCAATAGGTTTTATCCTCCCGACACTTTATTGCCATTATTGCAGCACATACGCGTCCCTACGCAAGAATCCCTGGGGCTGTGCGACGAGTTCCGGTCGGAGGTATTTCGGAAATTTGGCAAAACAGACCCAGAGCTAATTCCCCGAGACAGTGACCGCGCTCTCCCCCACAAGCGCCGTGCGTAATCCAATTCTGGAGTGGACCGCGCCCAACTTACTGGAGCCGGTTGCGTGGTCTTATCTGGAATTGCATTCATGTCATACGCATCTCGCTTGAGAAATCCGCTCGCTCCCTTGGTCGGAGCGAACAGCCGATTTACTGCGGCCTCATAAACTGAATACGGCTTCTGCGCATTCTGTGTCGGGTTCGAGTATGGAACACCTCTTGGCGTATTCCCACCGTTGGTACTGAATCCCATCGACGTGCCGGGATCTGGCATTGGGACTGCCTTCGGACGCGACTGCTCGAATTGATCTAGCGCAGGCTGCGATGCTGCTAGATTCTTTTGTGATTCCGCCAACCACCTCGCATGATCTTCTTCGGTT